TTTTGTAATTTCTGTCTCAAAATAAGAATTAACTTCTGCAATTTTTGCTTCTGATTCTGTTTTAATTTTTGCTTCTCTGAAAGAATTTACCTCAACATTAAGAGATTCTTTTTCTGCTTTTTCGGATTCAAGTAATTTATTAACCTCTACAATTGTGGTGTTTAGTTCAACTACTTTACTATCTAAATCTTGAGTTTTTTCTGTTAAAGTATTAATTTCTACTTGTTTTTCTTCTAGGGATTGGGTCAATGTATTGATTTCTGTTGCTTTTTCCTCCAAAGATTTATTCAATGAATTAATTTCATTAATTTTATCTTCGATTTTTTGATTAAGTTCTAATACGATTTTTTCATCCATTTTTTTACTTTCCTCCTTTGTTTGATTATTTAATATATTTTTAACTGGTGTATTAACTTCGACAGATTCTTCGCCATTTAAAGGCTTCCAATCTTCCTCGACTTTAATAGTTTCACCAAGTTTTACCTCACCATTTTCAACTGTATAAGTAATTTGACAATATTCTCCTGTTTTATCCCAACATTTCATTATGAATGTTGATATAGTTGGATAAAATTTATGAACATAATAAGAATAATTTGATTCATCTATATTTTGTTTTTTATTGAATTTACTTTCAACAAGCATAGAAATATCATTATAATTCATAGCATTGACTTCAATGAATGTTTTATCTTTGTTGTCAATAATAGAATTGTCGTCTGGCAATATATTCACCTCTTTTTTTTTAAGTGTATTCAACTCTAGCATGAGAGCAGATTTATCAGCAGGAACCTCTCCTATTACAAGAGCATGACCAGAATATTGAAATAATTTTGGGATTCTATTTTTCTCTTTCCATCCCCCTTCATAAATTATTTTCTTATTTCCTAAAGATTTATCTGCACAAATTTCAATTGAACCTTCTACTGAATTGCCACTGTCATACTCTTCTTGTAAATAATCAATTAATTCTGGAAATCTTTGATCATATACATATCCAACACCGACTAAAGCATCGATTATTTCATTATTGACTTCTATATTTTCAGCTATGTAGGCACTTTCAAACGTTCCAACAACAAGACTATCTTCAAAAATGACTCTATTTTCTTCGACTATCATATCACCATGACTTCCAAAAGGAATTGTATTTTCACTGTCCATAAATTGGGCAACAAGAGGCATATTTTTTACTGATTCAATATTATTTTCAATATATTCTTTTTCCCAATGGATGCCATTTCCATTATATTCAGCAGAATCCTTGTGAATTTTGTGAAGAATGAGTTTGATGGGAGTGCGTCCTGCTTTCGATGTCTTTTTAGATATTTCTATTACACTATTTTTCGTTTTCCTCACCTCCTTTCAAATATTATAATTAAACTATTTATTGCTCTAAATCAGATAAATATTCTTGGACTTCTTTAATTTCTAATGGTTTAAAGTCATTATTAAATGGCATATAGATAATGTCAGTAGGAAGATTAATCAATATATACTCCTTTGGAATAGTGTCTAATAAATACTTTGTGATATTTATTTGCTGAACTTTATTAAAAAGAAGAGAATCAGAATCTTTTCTCATAGGAAGTTTGTTACATACAATTCCCTTTAGTTTATCAAAATTATCTTTTTGCCATTCAATTCTTTCATTTTGAACTCTTTTAAATTCAACTTCCTCTTTTTCTGATTGTTCTTTTATTTTATTATTCTTTTCTGCCAATTCTTTATTTTGTTTTTCTTTTTCAGTATCATATTTTTCTTTAAGACTATTATATTGGTCAATAAGTTCCTTATAAGTATCTTCTTTATCATCAATTTCTTCAACAACATAAGATAGATTATAATAGACCTTACTATCTGTTCCATTTGTTACTTTTTGAACTTTTGCATAAACTTCATATTCATGTAAGAAAATTTCATCACCTATTTTTAATTCATAGTCTAATTCTACCTCTAGTAACTCTACTCTTTCCAATGTTTCTTTTTCTGTGCTTAAATATGCATTGGAATAACCATTGTCATTTAATTTGTAGAACTCTCTGATTTTTCTTCCTAAGAAAACGCTATGCACTTTCTTATTTTTGTTGCTTGTGTTTGTATTTGGCATTATATGCCCTCCTTTTTAATATTTGTTGTTATTATTTAATTTAAAATAGTTTAACAAAACATATATTCCCATTTAAAATTTTTATATTTTTCCCAATGACCCAAACAACATTGGCATATAGCACTAGAACTAAATGCTAAAGTTTTACAAACATCACTCATAGAATCCCATATTTTTATTATTTTATTATTTAAGTCTTTTTGAATAATCTTTTTAAATTTTAGTTCTAATTTTTCAAAATATTCATATTTCCAAATAAATCCCTTATGCTTATATAATTTCCCTCTACAACATTTTGTTATAGAAGATGATTCAAATCCACTAGTTCTTGATGCTTCAGCAGAACTTTTCCATTTTTGTATAAATTCTCCCTCTAAACTGTATTGATATATTGGAATTATATTTATATTGTTTCTTAACTTTTCTTTTGCACTTTCAGATAAATTTTTGCCAATATGTGAATCACTCATCCTTTTTAATGTTTCTGCTGAATATTGAATTCCTTTTCTAGATTCACTTATTTTTTGTTTAGTCTCTTCTGTAAGTTTTCTGCCAGTATTTATAATACTTAAATGTTTCTTTTCTTCATCAGTTCTAAAAATACCAGTTAATCTATCTGCAATAATACAAATATTATACCCAACCTTATTATTGTAACTTTCAAAATGATCAATCCAGTATTGTTCACGTTCAATTAGACTTTCTCTATTTTTTACAATTTCTAAAACAACAGGTATTATTGAATTTCCATATTTTTTATATGCTCTAATTAAATATCTATTATAATGTTTTCCATTTTTTAAATCAGAAAGATGTCTTCTCGTTCTAGTGTACATGTCTATACTACTACCAACATAAATCTTTCCATTTTCAATATTATACAGTGCATATATTCCACATTCTCGTATGCTTATATCAATTATTCTACTACTACAAAAATTAGTAATTTCTATAAAATTTTTATCCATTTTATCATTCCTTTCTAATGAGAATCCTTTCTTAAAATTAAACAAATAAAAGAAGGCTAGTGAAAGGAACTAGCCTTATCAGTTGGATTGCAAGCCCAACCTATCTCTTATTAAAAATTACAATATTATTTTTTATTCTTAACTCTCTGTTCATTACTCTTTAAATTTTTCGTGGTTAATCCTGATTCTTTTAACTCTGAAGTGTCTTTCGGTGGCCTTCCACCCAAATTACTGTCTGGATTAGATGTATCAGCACTGTCTGTAGCTGTAAACGAGGTTATATGGGGAGCATACTGCTCATCGTAACCATCCTCAATTTCTTGATCACAAATTCCAAGATAATCTACTGGATCAAATCCGGCTGCAGCAATATAAAATATCCTGCTTCCCCCTGCAGTTAAGTATAGGTCTTTTGCTTTTTCATAAACATCCTTCTTATTTAACCATGTAATTGGAAGGAACTTTATATCAATATAGCTAAAAGGTGTAATACCTAAGTTTTCATTAATTACTCTAGTTTCTTCCCTTGCTATTTCATTAATATGCTGAAACACTTGTGCAGAAATCAAGTCTAAATTAATTTGTAAACTTCCCAAATTAGCACTATTACTTTCAGCATTTAAAGCAGAACTAGCAATACCTAAATTAGTCGATATCTTCTTTATATTTTCGTCGCTCAAAGTATCCGTAATTAACGACGCATCTTTAGCTAGTCTATTAATTGTTGTACCAGGAGCAAGACTAAGTGTTGAAATCCTAGAAATATTTCCACTAGTATTAACTTTTACAGCACCTTTAAATGCTTCGATAACTTCTTTTTGCTGAGTTGAATTTAATGAGCAAGACCCAGTTTTTTCCCCACTAGGTAAGACAAGGTAGTATATACTGCTTGCTAATTCACTAATTAATTGATATTGACTATCGTTATAGTCATCACTTGCTTTCATATCAACAAAAGCCGAGATGCCAAAAGGAATCCCATATGCATCAATTTCATTAGCTTTCGCTTTTAATGCAATAGTTTTTCTATAATCAAGAATAAACCATCTTTTACTACAATCTTTCTTATAATTCATATACGCTTTTACAAAATCACGAGGATAATTTTTAATTTCATTAAGTAATCCTCCGTATTTAAATTGATCAAAGTACATCATATCAAATGCAGCAATGGATATATTGTTTTGAAATCCAACTATTTTACAATAATCTAAATCTAAAGGTTGAATCATAAAATTATCATCTAATGACAATCCTTCTAATCTGTCAATAGATTCTATTACCATTGAACCAGTATCTAAATTTTTATTACTTGCCGTAGAATCCCTCAAGATCCCGATATATTGCCCGTCGATAAATAGATGTCTTAAAATATCTCTAGTAGTTCTATCAATATTCAATATTTTAAGTATTGTGTTAAATTTGTTTTTTTTATCTTTCATTTGTGGTGTTTTGTTGCGTAATGTAGTTATGTAAGATAATGTCGGAAGAGCTACCATTTTGTCGATACTCTGACCATATATACCATTTAATCCGTAGGACTGCCTTGATATAGTTCTCAATATTTCATTATATATCATTGGATATTTGACATATTGTTTTAAATCGCTCATTGGTATATTATCAGTATCTAATCTTCCTGTTGAAAATGAATATGAATTATACGATAATGAGTTTAATTCAATTTCATTTGATGTTGAGAATTGAGGGGAGGTGGATGTTTCTGTTTGTGGTTGGGTTTCTGTTTGAGTTGTTTTTTTTGTCAAGAGATGTTATTCCTCCTTTCTTTAAGGGATTTGTTATTTAATTTTTATTTGTTTGATTATTATGAGTATGAGAATACGAAATCATAGTCTGAATCATCTTCTTCATGCTCTAAAAACATAGCAATATAATACAGCGCGTAAACCGTAGCAGAATAACGGTCTTTATCTAGTCTTTTAATAACTGGTTCTACCGTTACAGCAGTTTGAGTTTTCTTTAATTTTAAATTTGCTACTTCATCAATTAATAATTGAACTTGAGTACATGCTAATTCATAGTTAAGCAAATCAGCCTCTTTTAAATCTTTTGGCAAATCATCCTTAATATCATCATAAGTTTTAATTAATTTTAGTGTGTTTGATTCAACATAATTAATAAAAGTTCTAATAATATCACCATTTATCCCTTGCGCCTTTAAAACATAAAGCATCTTTGGTGCATTAGAAGTTTTAGATTTATCTTCTGTATTTATAGTTGCCCATGCACCATATTCTTTATTTGTTTCAAAGTCTGTAACATCTTCAAGCAATTTTTCAACTAAACCCTGTCCAATGGTGTTCCCGTCGATTATTACAGCTTTTACTCTTGATTTTGTTAAATCTAAGTTGCCACCATATTTATAAAATATTCTTTTGACTATTACAGACTGTTCTTCATAATTCAATCCATTCGGTGGATTTATTATGTTGTGTAATTGAATTTGCCTAATAGAACCACTTTCATTTCTAATAATTTTTAAAACAACTATAGAAGTTTTATTGTTGCTTTCAGATGCACTTCTTGCTACGTCAACTCCAATTACATACTCACATATATCTAAATTTCCTTTTTTATCTCTTGGACATTCCATTTCAGGAGGAGAAACAACTCTTGCTTTAATCAATTTACTAATATTAATTAATGCACCATCACTTACTCCTACCCAATCACATAAATAATTCTGTTTAAATCGAATAATATTGCTTTTTCTTGCTTTATCAATTACCGATTTTTTTTGCCTTCCAAAATGAACTGGAATAAACCAATCTGAACCAAAAACAAAAGTCCCTTTTAAATCAGTCATATCTCTAGCCATTGTTAATATTTTAGAAAATTCATCTGAATTTTTATATCCTGATGTTGAATATCTATTTATTGCACCGTTTAATTCTTCTGGATCTATATC